GTCGTATCTACTATGTAAATGCTATACGCCGAGCGGCAAGCGCCGACTCCATCAAGGGAGGTTCAAACATAACGTATCGTGCACGTAAATACATACATACACACATACACACGAGATCCCGCGGATAGTAGTAGTAAAATAGTAGTAAGCCAAGCCATGCCGTGCAAACAAAAAGGCAAAAACATTCTGGGAAAATCGTAAAAAAAGGGGCCCCCTGGGGTAAAACAAAAGCGTTTATTATTTTTCTATGCGGTCGTAAAACGATATATAACCCCATAGTTCCAAGTATCTAACAAAAAATTTTTTATTAAAAATTCTAAAGATCCGCAGTGCGACAATAGGTAGTTATATATAATAGTAAGAGGCTAACGTCGCATTATGAGAGCATGTAAATAAACGGTATCGCGCGTGAGTATATAAGGTATGGGAAAACAAAAACTATCACCACAAGCTGCCGCTAAGAAAAAAGCGAGAGATATTGCTTATGCAAAGGGAATAGCCTGGAATGGTAAATCCACAGCTAAGTTCAACAGGAAAGCTAAGAAAGCGGAAAACCAAAGGATAGGTCAAAATAGTACATCGGATATACACCATGTTAATGGTCAAGTTGGTAATACTAAAAGAGTTTCCATATCTAGCAATAGAGATACATTTAAAAACGGTGATCGTAAAAAGAAAAAAACAACTAAAAAATAAAACATGGCAATAATTTATTCATACCCGACCGTAACTCCTGAATCAGGGGATTTAATAGTAGGTACTGATATTACCGGTAAGGTAACAAAAAACTTTACAGTAGGATCGATAGTTAGTACTGAAATACCTACTTATATAACAGGTACAACTAACACCGTACCTTTATTTACAGGGGCTAATGCTATTGGAGATTCCGTTATCACTCAATCAAGTAGTAATGTTGGAATTGGAAAAACTACCCCTACTAGAAAACTGGACGTAGTTGATACAAGAGCTTCTTTAAGCGGTGTTACAAATGAATCACCAGCTGACGCGGTTTTTAATACTATAAATTTAGCACATACAGCAGATGCTCCCACAGCAAGATGCCGAGCAACAGTGAGTGAGCTTACTAATTCTTCTAGCTTTAGTAGCTCTGTTAACACAGCTTCAAGATCCACAGCTAAAGCAACAGGCTCTGGAAATATAGCAGCTCTTTACGGAGCTTCAAACTGGTCTATTGTTGAAGGAACAGGAAATTATACTTTTTCTATAGGGGCTTTAAATTGGTCTAGAATTGACAATCCAAGTGCTACAGTTGCTAATGTTACAGGTACCCATACTGAAGTGCAGTTAGCTCAAGGTACAGTTGGAAATATAGATGTTTTTAGTTTTGATTTTGACCAGAGTGCGGGTACTACTATAACAGGTGATTTTAACTATATTAAAATTAAAGATGAAGTACCTATAAACATCAGCGGTACAGCAAGAGCGTTAAATATAGAAAGTACTCTACCTTCTTATTTTGCTGGAAACTTAGGTATCGGGACAACTACACCTGGCAGTAAGCTGGATGTTAACGGTGATATCACAGCAAGTAAGCTTATCAGCTCTGCAAACAGCGCAATGTTTGTGGAACCTAGCGCAACATCATACTTCAATCATTTAAAGGTTGATTCAACTTTAGGATCTACACTTTCTTCAGGTGTTTATGGTTGGACGTTTGAATATGATACTCCTCACGCTTCGTCTGTTACTTTTAGGTTTGATAATGATAATTATAGAATATACAGTGGCGCTGGAGGTGGTGAAATCGCTAGATTCACAGACACTGGCAATGTTGGTATTGATACCACTAGCCCGCAGTTTAAATTAGACGTTGGTTCAAGCATGAGAATACAGACCAGCAACAGCCTTTACTTTGGCGGAACTACCTCTATTCCTTCATGGGGTATTAATACTAGTTTAAGTGATTTAATTTTCAATGACCAAGCCACTACTCAAGGAGCTGTTTTATTTCAGAATGTAAAAGGTATTGTCCCGCGTAATGCTACAACAACAGAAATAAACGCTATATCTTCTCCTGATACAGGTGCTATGGTTTACAACACGACACTTAACACTATTTGCTTTTACAACGGGTCTGCGTGGCAAAAAGTTAGTCATACAGCAATGTAATAAATAAAAAAATAAACAAAAAAAACATTATGATTAATTATAATTGGAATTGCAAAACAGTGGATGCTTACCCTCAAGTAGGTGGTAACACAAATATAGTATACAATGTTCATTGGGTAGTTACAGGTGTTTCTGATCAAGTAGATGCAGAAGGAAACCCTTATACAGCTAAAAACATAGGTACCCAAGTACTAAACACTAGCGATATTACAGATTTTATACCTTTTGATCAACTGACAAATGAAAAAATAACAGAATGGACAAAAGCAGCTATGGGTAACGAAGGTGTAGCTGACATTGAATCTAACATAAAAATTGTTATAGATTCATTGGCAACACCAACCAGTGTTACTTTAGAAATACAATAACAATAGCTAAAGTGATGAAACAAATAATAAACAAAATAGCTAAAGATAAAAAAGACCATGTATTACTAGGTATGTTTGTAGGTTATCCATTAATGATTTTTGGATATATTATAGATTTACTAACAGGGTTAAACTTTGTAATAATGATTGGTGGTATTTTAGGTGTTATTTTAGTCGGGCTTAAAGAAATAGCTCACGATTGGCTAATGGATTTAGGAACACCTGAATGGTGGGATTTTATAGCCTCCGCGATACCTATTGTATTTCCTATGGTAATTTATTGGTTAAACATGTAATAATACAACTATAATACTAAAATTAAATCTAATTAAATAAAATGAGTAACGCAATTGTAAAAAACCTCAGCTTCGGCGATGAGGCAAAAAATAATGTGTTTAAAGGCATTGACAAACTAACAAAAGCTGTAAGCTCTACATTAGGAGCAAGCGGAAAGTGTGTTATGCTAGAAAACGAGTTTGGTAAACCAGTTATTACTAAAGATGGTGTAACTGTAGCAAATTCAATAACACTGAGAGATCCTATTGAAAATATGGGTGCAACACTTCTAAAGGAAGCTGCTAGGCAAACTGTTAAAGAAGCTGGAGATGGAACAACAACAGCTACAGTCTTAGCACACTCAATTCTCTCAAAAGCATACGCTACGAACAATAGCGGATCTAGGGAAATGAAAAAAGGTATTGAAGAAGCTACTAAAAAGGTAATTAAATACTTAGAAAAGTTAGCAGTACCTGTTGAAGGGGATATGATTAACAACGTTGCGACAATTTCATCCAACAATGATAAAGAGCTTGGTAATATTATAGCCGAAGCTTTTAAGCAAGTTGGCAAAAACGGTGTTGTAACAATGGAGGTATCAAACGACAGCAGCACAAGCTACGAAGTAATAAACGGAGCAGCTATTGACAAACCTTTAAAAAACTTTCACTTTATAACAGACGAAAGCAAGAAAGAAGCTGTACTTGAAAACCCTTTAGTACTACTAGTTGAAAACAAAATAGAAAACATACGTAAAATACAAAGTGTATTAGAATACGTTATAAAAAATAACAAACCTTTGCTTATTATAGGTGAGGCAGATGAACAAGTAGTTTCTGCATTGGCTATGAATAAGATGAAAGGTAATATTAAGGTTAATATCATAGATACACCTGATTTCGGAATATATAGAAAGCAAAAGCTTCAAGACTTAGCGTTGTTAACAGGTGCTACGGTCGTAAATGAAGACCTTGGGGACGACTTAGATATGATAGAGGTAGAATTGCTTGGAACTTGTTTAAAGTCCATTACAAACAGCGAGGAGACTATTATACAGGTAGAAGAGACTACCAAGGAAGTTCAAGAAGTAATCAATGAGATTAACGTTGAACTACAAAATGAAGTTTTACCAGGTCATATAAATAGATTAGAAAAAAGATTAGGTTTACTTTCTTGTAAAGTAGCGGTTATAAAAGTAGGTGCAAGTTCTGAAGTCGAGCTTAAAGAAAAGCAAGATAGAGTAGAAGACGCGATGTGCGCTACAAAAGCAGCTATAAAAGAAGGTATTGTACCAGGTGGAGGAATTGCTTTGTTAAATGCGGCTACAATAGTTAAAGCAGCTAACGAAAATGAAAAAGTATTACTAGAAGCTATTAAAGCCCCTTACTTAACTATATTAAAGAATGCTGGTTTGGATGAAGTATATCCGCAAGGTAAAGGTAAAGGAATAGATGTTGTAACTGGTAAAAATGTAAGCATGATTAAAAAAGGTATTATAGATCCTTTATTAGTTACCAAAAGTGCTTTAAAAAATGCAGCATCAGTTGCGACTACAATATTATCAACCGATTGTGTAATCAATAACTTAAGAGTAGAAGATGAAAGCAATAGGTAGAAACTTAATAATAAAAATCATTAAAGAGTCAACCACTAAAACAAAAGGTGGTTTGATTCTTAATGAAAAAAGTAGAGAGGATATAAGATACCGCAAAGCTACTATTGTATCGATCGGTGAAGAGGTTGTAGGTGTTGATAAAAACGATACAATCTATTTCGACAGAAATGCGGGACATGGAATAGAAATAGAAAACGAAAAGCTACACGTTATAAAAAATCAAGATATAGTTGTTGTATTATAATGCGAGTTAACGCTAAAGACATAAAAGAATTAAATTTATTAAAACATTACCGTGTAATACGTAAATGGGCATGTAGAAATAATGGTTTAAACGATGCAGATCTTGAACTACTTATTTACTTTGATTGCATGGATTATTTTACTAAACACGATTTTGAAATAGGTACATACGCTTATAGCTGGGATAATAGACGATGGAATAGGTTACTAAAAGAGGGATGGATTGTTGTGTGGAGAAAACGCAACAGAACTACTCAGAAATATCATATATATAAAGTATCCTTTAAGTGTAAACAGCTAATAAGCCGAATGTATCGAATAATGTTAGGTGAAGAAGATATTCCGACTAGCGAAAAACGAAACAGCATAATGAAAGGTAAAACGTATACAGATAAAGTTTTACAAACAGCAATAAACAACGTTAATAAAGATAAAAGCAGGTAGTTATGACAGACCCTAAAGATCCAAAGAAAAAATTTTCAAATCAATTTATGGGAAAAACCCCCTTGACAAGCACAAAGCCAAAGGACCCTTTATCGTTTATGAATAACATTTTTCCTGGATCAAATTCAAAGCCTAAGAAAAAACAAAAACCTTTAATAGTTTATGACGACTTGCCTTATCCTATAGAAAAAATGGATAAATTTGGTTTAACTAAAAAGAAAATAAAGATACAAAACCAGAGAGAACAATACCTAAAGTATGATAATCTGGTAGAGAAAAAACCTAAACAAAGTGTTGACTTTGATTCACTTATAACTGACGATATTCACAAGTGGGATGATAAGGAAAAAAAGACAAAGGTTACAAAGTCCGGTAAAGGAGGGGCGAGAGCGTTTTTAAATAGATACGACGATCCGATCACCCGTAAGAGAATGAAAAAACAGATAGGGGTTACTGATACAGACATAGATAATATGATTATCAGAGGATTAAAGGCTGAAAAACACGAGGGGGGAAATGCTGCAGGAACTAAAGCGACGGCTTGGACAAAATTAGGAAAAGATCAAATGTTTTTCGGTAAAGATCACTTACATGATGAGGGTGTGGAAACTCATGAAAGAATACATTCATCTAAAATGGATGAACCAATGGGTATTGCGCTACAAAAAGTATTAGGTAATGCTAATGATCAGAAAAGATTCGGAACAACAAGAGACGGACGAGAATATACTCCTCAAAGCACTAGAACTTACCTAAACAAACCGGGAGAGACTTACGGAAATTTCGCTGAGTTTAGAGAGAAGATAGGCTTGAAGCCTGGTGAGCAGATAGATGAAAAAAGAATGAGAAAAATAATAAAAAAGAAAAAAATAAAAGACAATTTTAGTAATGTATATGATGACGACAAAATAGTTAAAGCATTAAATACGATAGCTAGCACAAATACTAAAAAAAATAAGTTAAAGAAATATAAATATAAATTAACCTAATAGAAATATATAATTATACCAGACAAGAAGAAGGTGAAACAAACTACCGTAAAAGGTAAAAGGGTATTAGATATTAAGAAAAAGTTTAAAAAATAAAAAATTATGATTGGTAAAGAAAAAAACCAAAACGAATTAAACGATATAAACACTGGTTTAACGCGGCCGTTACAAGTTCCTCTTGTAAACTCTAACGTACCTAATATTGCTATGTCTGAATCTTACAACGCGGCAGCTCCTAAACCTGTTTTTTCTCCAGTAACACAAGAAAAAGCTTTAGGTATATTTGGTTCTAATAATCAAAGACAAATTTCTGTTAACGGGGTTAAAGAAGATGTTAAAGAAGAAATTATTTCAAAACTAGGTTCTTTGTAAAATATAAATTAAAATGAATCTTTCTGATATAAAAATATACACTTTCAACAGCATTGCTTTCGCTATGAGTTTATCTGCTATAGAAACAACTTTAAAAATAGTATTATTACTAGCTTCAATAGGTTATACTACACATAAATGGTATGTAAATGTTCTTAGGGATAAAAAAAATAAGTAAGCATATATCTTATAAAGAAGGTATACGTAGCTCAACAGCTATAAGATTAGATATTGACAACGCTCCAAGTGATTATCATTTATCTAATATGGAAGTTATAGCAGAGAACATATTCGAACCACTTAGAAAATGGGCTGGTGGCGCAATAAGAATTAATTCGTTTTTTAGAAGCGCTGATTTAAACAAAGTAATAGGTGGAAGTTCTAAATCACAACATTGCGAAGGAAGAGCTATAGATGTAGATGATACTTTCGGACACAAGACTAATGCTGAAATGTACAACTACATTAAAGAGAATTTAGATTTCGATCAAATGATATGGGAGTTTGGTGATGATGAAAATCCTGATTGGGTGCATGTGTCTTACGTTTCAGAAGAATCAAATAGAAGCAGATGCTTAAAAGCATATAAAGAGAACGGTAAAACCAAATACAAAGTTATATGAAAAAGAAAAGCACGCCTTGCTGGAAAAGTCATAAAATGGTAGGTACAAAAACTAAATCAGGTAGAAAGGTACCGAATTGTGTACCTAAAAAGAAAACTCGTAAAAAATAATATTATGCCAACAGTAGGAAAAAAGAAATACCCTTACACAGCAAAAGGTAAGGCTGCAGCTAAAAAAGCTGTTACTAAAAAGAAAAAGAAAAAATCTTGCGGCTGTAAACATTAATAGATATGGCAGATAAAAGTAAAATGGCTTGTAATAAGCCTAAAAAATCAGACCGCAAAGGTAAAAAGAAAATGGTTAAAGCTTGCGAAGGCGGTAAAGAAAAACTAATTCATTTTGGAGCTTCTGGGTATGGTCACAATTATAGCGCCGCTGCTCGTAAGTCTTTTAAAGCTCGTCACAAATGTGGTTCAGCTAAAAGCAAGTTAACAGCTAGATACTGGGCGTGTAAAAATTTATGGGCTGGCAAAGGTGGCTCTAAAAAGTCTAATCCGTCAGGAGTTAGAGGTAAATATTAATATATGAGTTGGTTAAGTAGATTATTAGGAGGCGGAACCAAAGGTATTGGGGAATTAGCTAAAGATATCAGAGAAGCTATAAAAGGTAAAGAACTTGATCCTAATAAAAAATTAGAAATAGCAGGTAAACTTGCAGAAGTTCAAACTAAAATAAACGAAGCCGAAGCTACACATAGAACTGTATTTGTCGCAGGGTGGAGACCATTTATAGGTTGGGTTTGCGGATTAGGTTTATTATACGCTGTATTTATAGAGCCTTTATTAAGGTTTGTGTTTACAGTAAACGGATGGGAAATAGAATTTCCACATATAGATACAACTATTACAATGCAAGTACTATTCGGAATGTTAGGATTAGTGGGAGCAAGATCATACGAAAAGAAAAACAATTTAACAAAGTAACAAATAATAAAAAATGGGGAAGTATTTTAACTTAGAACAAGAAACAAAAGCAATCTCTAGAGATGCTAAAGCGGTTACTAAAAGTGACACTAATTTTACAGAAGCTTTCGTTCCTAGAGGAGAAGCAGCTTTGTACGTAGGTACAGGGGGTGACTTATCTGTGAGAATGGCTGGTGATAATAGTGATGCTACTGTGGTTATTAAAAATGTAGCAGACGGTTCATTTTTACCTATCGTTGTAAAAGCAGTATTAGCAGCAACAACAGCAAGTGACATTTTAGCTATAAATTAAAAAAAATATATGTTAAGTTTATTAAATACAACATTTACCAATACTTTAAGACAGGGGTTTACTCTAATAGGTAGATTGCTTAGTAAGCTTAAAGCCAGGTCTACTTATTTTGAAAATAAAACCTGCACTAAAGCTACTTTACAAGAAATAGACAGCGCTGGGTTATTAGAAAAAGCGAGTATAATAATCACCCCAACTGCATATAGTGATGGGTTTATAAATAGTGTTAAGCCAGAGCAGACTTTAAGTAGTGAACTAATTACTAATGGAGGATTTGATACGAGTATACCTTTAGGAACTGCAGGTTCGGGTTGGAAGTTTATAGATAGTAATAATGCAGGAAGTAGTGGGGAGTATTATCAAGGTGGTGTAAAACTAACAAGAACTAGTAATCTATCAAGATTTAGACCTTTAGTAGGGAACACTACTTCTACAAGTTTTTTTCCTTTAGAATCAAGAAATTATGTTATTTCTTATGATTTAATTTCAACTACTGACTCGAGTAAAAACGTTTCTATGTCAGCAGGTGGAGCAGGAGTTCAACTTCCGGGAACTGTTGGTTCTCATACTGTTTACTTTAAAAATAACGGAACAAGTACTATTTGTCAACTTTCACCGTCTAGTAGTACTGATATTGTTTTAGATAATATTAGTATGAAAGAAGTAATAGATGCTGATTTTACATTTACAAGAAATTCACCGGCTACACGTGTTAATTCTCAAGGTATTGTACAGAGTGTTAATATTACCGGTAGCAATGTGGTTACTAACGGAAATTTTGAAACAAATACTGATTGGACTTTAGGAGATGGATGGTCTATTGGAGCAAACAAGGCGTCTTGCGATGGAACACAAACAAATGCTACTAATATAGTACAAACAATATCAACAAACATACAGAATCAGTTAGTAAAAATATCATTCACATTAGACATTTCAGCGGGTACTTTAAGTGGTAGTTTAAATGCTAGTGGAAATACTGAATTTAATGCTTTAACGACAAGTGGTAACTACTCTGCTCAAGCAACGTCTACTGATGTTAATCCAACTATTCTATTTCAAGGTAACGCAGACTTTGTTGGTTCTATATCAAACGTTGTTATTGAATCAGTTACAAACGATACTGATTTACCAAGAATAGATTATAGAGGTGGATGTGGTAGTTGGTTATTTGAACCAGAGGCAACAAATACTGCAACTGATTCAAATGATTTTACAACGGGTGATATATTTGTTTCAAGTAGTGACCCAGCTTTATCTAATGTTGTTTTAACATCTGCACAAGCTACTTCTCCCGATGGTAATAATAATGCTTGGAAGATAGCGGATGATAATGGTGGTGGTGCTGCACAATGTGGTTTAAGTTATTTCAGTGCAAATGTTATATCTGAAAACTATAATACAGTTTCTTTATTTGTTAAAAAACAAGGAGATAACGATTGGGTATATATTAATAATTTTGGGTTTGATGTAACAAGTCAAAGTTGGTTTAATATTTCAAACGGAACTTTAGGAACTGTTGCAAGTGGTCATACTGCAAGTATTGATGATTATGGAAATGGTTGGTATAGATGTTCAATTACATTTACAACAGAATTTGATTTAGCTGGGTCTGTTAATGTTAGATTAGCCACATCTGATGGAGCAACAAATATAACAAGAGATGGAACAAATGGAGTTTACATTTACGGTCTTCAAGCAGAATCACACGCTACAAGACAATACGCAACTTCATACATTCCTACAAGTGGAGGAACGGGGACAAGAGCAGCAGATTCAGCAATAGATGCAGGAAGTAGTGATTTAATAAGTTCAACAGAAGGGGTATTGTATTTTGAAGCAAAAACAAATAATTCAACTACTGGTTCAATATCTATAAATGATTCTTCTGCAGCTAATAGAATTACTGCGAGGTTTAGAGTAGATATAAATAAAATACAATTAACTGTTGTTGGTTCAACTAACGACTTTAGCTTTAATTCAAGTTTACTAACTCTTTCGGATTATAATAAAATAGCTATTGTATATAATAGTAGTGGAGAATATTATTTCTTTGTGAATGGTGTTAAAAGTAATATTCAAAGTCAAGGAACTTTTACAGCAGATACACTAACTCAATTAGATTTTAACAGAGGTGGAGGTAATGAACCTTTATACGGAAACGTCAAATGCGTAGCAGTATTCGAAGAAGCATTAACAGATGCAGAACTAACCGCTTTAACATCATAATTATGGGATTACATATAGGAAAATATAGATTTGGTTACGGAAGAGAGCAAGCTGAATCTAAAATAGAAGGTTTAGGAATAGCGCAGGATGAAAATGGTAACAACTATCCAACACATAAACATACAATCACAAAACTTGGTTACGAGGTTTTAGAAAAAGCAGTTTATGATGGAGAAGAAGTAATATCTGAAACAGTATTTGGAGAAGGTTATTTGGTAGATGTTCTTTGGAGAGATTTACAAGAAGATGAAAATGGTTTAGTAGATCACCCGTATGGTTGGAAAACTTTTGAAGTTAATATAAACAGTGAAGGGATACACGGATTTTTAGGTCTTAAATATCAAGATTTAAAATTTTAATAAGTTAAATTATTAAATTATAGGTGATTATAAAAATAAAATTAAATTAAATTAAATTATGGCAAAAATTAAAGAACAGGAATTACAGTCAATTATTTCTCAACAACAAAAAGCTGATAGCATTATTACAAACTTAGGTTTGTTAGAAGCTAAAAAACACGAGCTACTACATACGTTTGCTCAAGTTAACGC